AGCTTCCTGGACCGGTTCCGGAACATCAACCCGAACAAGCGTAGCGAGGTCGCACCCCTGGAGCAGTGAAACACAACCCGCAACCACTGCCGCGAGACCGAAAAAAAACCATGCCTTCGAATTCATTTGACCCCCATTAGCCGCGCCTCGAGGCGCTGAATATCTGTATTTAATCCGTCGATGATTTGTGCCTGATGCGATTGACCGATTGACAACTCGGATAGGGATCTATCGATCCGCAGATATCCCGCACCGCAAGCGGTGAAGATACCGAACGCGATGCCGACGATACCGAACCAATCTCGCACCGATAACGAAACACGATTTGCACGATCACGAGTCAATTATGTCCACCGCCACGAAGTAACCGGAATCCGCGTCGTCAACTTGCGCGCCGCGTTTGAATATCAACGAACCGTCGGTATTGATTCGAATCCCTCCAGATATCCCCGGAGAATCTTGAGGAAGTGAATACCTCACACCTGAAGCGGCTTCAAGATAACCATATCCGCCTAAACACCACGACACACCGCTCGAAATCAGAGTGATATCTCCAGTAGGATTCCCAGTTCCTCCAGCAGCGAGATAGAAGGAACGACGATACACATCAACCAGAGCCGGCGTCGAGAGAAGCGGGTTCCACACTTTACCGACGCGCACACGGTTCGACGCTCCAGGCTCCGGCATGAACGGGATAGAACGGTTCACCCATTCCGAACCGGAGTAGCTGAGAAAGTCATCAGCGCTCGCGCTTGTGATCGTCACGTCAGTAAGGTCGTCCAGTGCAGTCGATCCACCACCGCCGCCAGATTCGTCCTGATTGCTCCAGGTTCCGGACGTGTACTTAAGAACCTGAGAATTCGTCGCGCCTGAAATCGAGACGTCATTCAATTGATTCAAAGCCGCGTCGATATTGATCGTACCCTTCGACGTGATCGGATTAGGCACCGACGAAAGGCCCGTGCCGGCGATCACTGAGGACACTCGAGTCGTGCCAGGAGGCACCGTCGGCTCGGTACCGTTCTTACGTTCACCGGTTCGGAGAACCACCGGCGTAATGGTCGAATCGCCGTAGACGATTTGGCAATCGAACCGGTTTGGAGTCGGATCGAACACGCCGGTATCGTCGGCTGTGAACGCGAACGACCATACCGAACCAGAGAGCGAGCCCGTGACCTCAAGCGTCGAATACCGAAAAACGGCCGATGATTGAGTCGCATCAAGACCCGTGACTGAAAGAGTCTCCGGTGAGCCTGGAGTAAATGATGAACCGCCTACAGTGATCATGGTGGACACGCCCCGTCGATAATTAAGTTTCTATCAAACAACCACACGGCAGCCATGTCGGAGACCGCCGGCGCGGTCGCCGTTGTCGTCGCTACGTTCGCCGGCTGGCACAAAACAAACCCCGAAACAGGCTTGACTGAAAAACCCGTGATGATGTTCGAGACCTGATAACCGTTTACGACGCTTGCCGTGTTCGAAAACTCGGCGACATTGTAAGCGAGAATCGAACCAAAGTATTCTTGGAACACATCGCCGACGATGCCCTCTACATTTTTTTCAGTGAATTCAACCGGACGAACCTGATACCGATACCGATAGTTTTCGCCGGCAATGAGTTCTGAACCGATGATCTCGCACACATAATGTAAAGGATTCAAATCTCGCATTATGGAGATCCAGTCAATTGGTTTAGATAGCTTGCATCTTCCGCACTAAAACCTAGATGGCCAACCGGTGGACTGCTCGTACCGGTCAACGTCCAAGAATTACGTTCGGTAGTGAGTGCATAGGGTTGCCTCCACATCGCCGCCGCATGCCTTGTTGTCAAAGTCAATCCAGCACCACCGCCGCTCGCGGGATATGTCACCGTCGTAAATGCTCCGCTCGGTGTTAAATTATTTGAGGTCGTCGCTAAAATTTGCTCTTGAGTTAAATGGTAAAAGTCGTCGGCCATAAACCGGAACGTTAAACGAACTCCAGAACGGCCGAGCTGGACCATATCTACACCCGCAAACAACAACTGACCGCGCCGGTATCCAAGTTCTGAATCACTGTTCCTAAATCCAACGTTGTTGCGAAGTGCTTTTAGCCATTGCTGTACAGAACCAACCGGAGGATCTGATCCCGTACGCGTGAATGGCACGATCTTATTCACAGTAATCGCGTTCTGGGGTATGGACTGCGATATCGGTGAACCGTTAATATCGACCGCCACAAGGCTGTTAGGAATTGTAAAATTCGCCGCCGTCCCGCTACCCTGATTAGAATCACCGTGTTCGGGATACTGGACGTTCCCTCCTGGCGCGTGGTTATTTGGGTCAAGCTGGTACCAACTGGCAAAAGCTGGCGCTGATCTCAAACCGACGCTTGTAGATATCTCGAGATCTCGACGGATAAGCGAATACCCGAAAGGATAATCCATCGCACAGTTCGGACGACCGCAAGCACTGAGGTTTACTTGTACATTCCATACCGTTCGATCTGAACGCGCTGGCATGGCCGCCGAATAAGAGTCAACCGTCCACCACAAAACACTTGTAGAACATGAACCATTCGGGTCGAAAGTTATTTGTTGATCTGGCCGCACCTGTGTGTTGTTCGTTACTACTCCAGTAAACGAAAGAGGGTTGAGCGAAGCACCAATCGGAAACAAGTTCGAAAGGTCTTTCAACATTGCAGTTGGTGAATTCTTAACCGCTAGAGGAGGAGTATCGGCAGACGTAATCGGATTCCAGTTCAGCGGGTTAGCATAAGTCGCTACAAACGTGAGAGCCAATTTCGAAGTGCCGTCGTCGGATAGAGAGACTTTTCGACTTGCTTTGTTTTCTTGAAAAAGCCAGTTCGCCATTATTTACCTCCACCAGAACCAGACGAACCCGAACCCGTACCCGCTACTGGAGCAGGTCCAAAAAGTTCGAGCCGGTTTCGATCAAGTCTTGCTTGATCAATTGGCAAAAAGCCGCCATCCTCGGCCGCCTCTTGAGACTCTAGGAATCCTCGGAGAAAGTTCTCCATCCCGCCGAGAAACAAGGGTGCAAGATTTCCAGGAAGATTTCCGAGGTATCCGCCCTCCTCAACACCGGCAATGACATCAAACACATTAGCGAATCCGGATCCAATATTTGAAGAGAACCCGCCGGCCATAAGTTCAGTAGCCCGCGGATTTTTTTCACCTCGCGCCAGTGCCTTTTTGAATTTGAATTGCTCTCTTCGTGCTCTTATCGCTGCTATCGCTGGAGAAACCGCAGCCGCTTCGTCTGCCGCTTCTCTTATTGAACCCATAGCCATACCGGCAATAGAACCAATACCAAAAGCCCCTCCAAGCGCAGGAAGAATTTTACCTAATCCCGCAAAACCTTGCGAAATCGCAAAACCGCCCCGCCCCATTTTAGTGAGCGAACCTTCCGCTTTTCGTGCCGTTGATTGAGTTTTGTTTCCAAATGTAGAAACATCTTGCGTCGCGGATTTAAGTCCAGTTTCCAAGGCGCGAGTATCCGCTCCGACATTCACCAGGAGCGATCCTAGGCTTCGTGATTTTCCTGCCATTTGGCTAACTCCTGCTTGGCGTCATCGATCTTTTTCGAGTAATTCATCCAGAAAACGATATCTGCCGCCGGCCCTTTCATGACCTCCCCAACTGGCACCCCTAGAGACCTGCAGAAGGCTCCGAGGGTGCCGACGTAGGGTCCGGGATGTCGTACTCCAACAAGGTTGAGACGACAGCCTCGAGCTTAAGCAAAAGCGCCAGAGGCTCCGCTTGAACGGCATCAAGCGTCGCGAACGCCGCACGTCCATCCACTTTCACACATTCAAGAATGAAGAAACAAGCCTTTTCGAAATCTTCCATTTCGAGAGAAGCCATGTAGTGACGGCCGGTCGGAGCCTCAACGACATAATCAACTCCACCAATTGAAACGTTTTTAGGAATCATCATGTCCCCGCGTCGATCTGCTCGAATGTGTGCGTAAATTCTACGGCCGCGTCGATTGACGCGGAGCCGTTCGGCCCGCTTGTCAAAACGCAAGTTTTATAATTTACCGTAACCGAGTTTCCGTACACAACTGTCAACTCAGCCCCAGACCCAGCGAGAGACCAACTTGGTTGATCTAAAGTCACAACCGTGATTGTTGCGTTCTGAAGCGCTCCGGATACCTGTTTCGCTGTGGCTGTTCCTAATTGTGTGGTATCGATCATGTTGACCGATTGACCCGATACGTCAACCGAACGAACTTCGGTAGAGGATTCACCGCCAAAAGAGACAGTCGTTCCAAATGATGTGGTAGGCATTAAGCAGTACTCCAGGAAACGACGACCGAAATATCGACCTCGTATAAGATTTCGTTTGAAGATTCAACGGGTAGAGAATACGAACGGTCGAGGGATTGAACCGAGAGACCTTTGATCGCGGTAGCGGTCCCACCCACAGGGACGACGGTATACGTTCCGAGCCGAGTCATAACGGCCGCCGCCGTCGATTCAGCCTCCGAAAACGTATTCGAGAGACACCGGAAAGAAACCGTCGAAAGTCGGAGCGTGCCTACTTTCGTCAGTAGATCGCGCTCGACCTCTTCAGATTGGATCTCGTACACGATCGCCGGTAGGTCAAGATCTTCGCGGAGGTACGGCTCAACAACACGAGGGCCAGGGAGCAATGATCCAGCGTTCAACCATTCCAGCAAGTCAACAATCATCTTGTCATCCTCTTAAACTGTTGCGCCGTGATCCGCTCGCCGCCTGATCTCATGCCCAGTCGAACGGCCGCCTCAAACATTCGGAGCGCTCGAGGCTTGAGACGATCGACGGCTTTTCGAATATGGGTGACCGGCTTGGTCCCTGGATGACGCCGACCATGCTGTGGCCCACGTGGCCCGCCCTCACGTCCGAGACGTGAACCCTTGCCGAGAGCGTGCGGCCGTGTTCCGTACTCGAGCCACCAGATCTGTCCGGCATTCGTGGTCGCTTCACCCTTGCCGCCATGTTTAGTAACGCCGCCCGAACTCACCGAATACCCTCGGAGAGACTTCTTCCCCTTGCCGCTCGGATTCCGGGACTTGACCGACTTCGCGAGAGCGACCCGGAGAGACGTTCCCCCGTAGCGCCGACGGAATGCGTTCGAGTTTCCGGATACCTTCGCGCCCTTGATCTCTCGTTTCCACGTCGCCGTGGAGAGCTTCACGATTGGTTTGATAGCGTTCTGCGTGATCTTCGCTTGAACGTCACCCGGCATTTTTTTCATGTTCCGGATGATGTCTTTCTGGCCGATGAGTTCGCCGGCAAGAGAACCCGCCGCCGCCTGATAGGCTTGAGACTTGATCCGGTTACGGTCTCGCGCCGACATCATTTCGTCACCTCCTCAAGCGTCAACTCGATTCGGTGATGATGAAGACCCGCGTCTGATATCTCGGTTACGTTGTATATTTGCGCCGCGTCGAGTCCGCCGTTTGCGTTCTTGAGCCGCGTATCCTTGACGCTCCAGACGATGTCGGTTCGATTACCGTCGATGACCGCTACCTTGCGTTCCATCCCCTGGAGCGTGTCTTCGAACTCGCCTTTACCGAAACCGCCCCGAGTCTCAACCTTCGCCCACACGTAGCCGGCGTCTGACCACGATTCGATCGGCTGCTCGAATGAGTCTCGAGTCACCGTTCGAGTTTGAACGATAAAAGGCGCGGAGAGTTGGCCGACTTGCGGGATCATAGGGAAGTCCGAGCCTCCCCCATCATCATCGCGGAGGCGATTCCAGACTTGTAAAGCTGAACGGGTTGTTCCATCTGGCGATTCACGTACATATCAGCAACGAGCGCTCGAACGGCCTGCGCCGCCATTGCCGGAATGTCAGGGCGCTTCGGCGCTCCGACTTTCCAAGTGAGGTTCAACGCGCCGACCGAGGTCGAATCCCATTCGATCACTGAGACCTCGCCAGGAGCCTCGTACCGCGTAATCGTGATATCGGCGTTTCCGTCGGTCTTCGCTTGAACTACGAAAGACGTTGACCAAGGGCGGACGACGAGTTGAATCGGCGACTCAGTGAACCGAGCCGTGAACGTGGTTTGTCGCAGATAGTACCCGGTCGCGTTCTCATAGAACATCACGGCCGCGTCGAGATATCGGGCGATCACGTCATCCTCGAGGTCGTGTTCGACTCTGAGATGAGCTTTCATTTCCGAAAGTGAGAAGGTCACCGCGTTCTGTGATGTGATTCGCATTCGGATATTCCTTCAAGTAAAAAAAGCCCTCCAGAGGGTTTCCCCCCTGGAGAGACTGAACCGCGTTGTTTTATTACGCGAGCTTGTACGTGACGATTCCTCGAGGCTCGGTCACAGCGAACGCTGAACGAATGGAGGCGAGCAAGTTAACCTCGCCAGTCGCGCTCTTCGTGTAGGGGTCGCGCATGAAGTTAATACCCTGAACGTCCGCAATACGGGCGGCATCGCTTGCAACGTATGCCGCAACGAATTGACCCGTAGTCATCGGGTTTCCTTCGGATGCGACGAAGACGGGACGACCGAAGATTTGCAAAGGGCTTTCAATTGAGAAAGCTGCTTGCGCCTGCGGCTGAAGAATCGGACGACCGATTGTGTCTGCCGACGCCATCAGATCTTCCATCACTCCAGGAGAAACGACAAAAGCACCTGATCGACCAAAGTAACCAGTACCGGCGAGCTTAGTAAGTCCGGTGACGAGTTCTGGAACTGTGATACTAGTCGCGCCTGCTGTTGTCATCAACTGCCCACCGCTGCCAGACCAATCCTCGAACAATGTATCGTCGCCGTTTGGCACAGCAGTCCCAAGCATGAATGCTGCGTTCTGTGCCGCAGCCAACGCCTCGGCCTGCTGATTGAGAACAATCGATTCAATGTTAAACAAAGAATCATTGATCGCCTCAGTAGTCACTGAGGTCTGCACCGCGAACTTTCTTGGAGTCGGACTCTTCGAACCGAAAGTTGGGATGAATTCTTCGAAAGCCGCTTTTTCGGTAGTGTCATCATCGACGGTAACTTGTGAATTCTGAACCGGGTACTTGATAAGACCCGATGCAAAAGTATCGACCGCGCACACCTGGCGCATCGGAGTCAGTCGATTCATGATTTCGATGAAACGCTGATACATGCTTTGTGGGATCGTGTCACCCATTGAAGTCGTGGCGCTATTTCCTGTACCAATAACCTCAGTAGTGAGAGGAAGCGCACGATATTCGCGCTCATAGTCACCGCGTGCGAACCCTCTGAAGTCGTTATCAGGAGTGTTCTTGACCTTGGTGTCGTTCATGTTCCATGAACCACGAGGCGAGCCGAGACGCATCTCAGCGGATTCGACGGCAGCGGCCGAACGGATCTGGCCCTGAAGCGAGTCCGCTTCGCTATTCATCTTCTCAACTTTTTCAGACTCTTCGGGAGTCAGATTCCGACCCGATGCACCGTCGAGAACGGCCCCGAGTTCCTTGAACAGTCGTTCTTCCTTGTCGCGCATTTCAATCAGATTCATTTCGAAAACTCCGCTTTCGCATTTTCATAAGCTGGCCGCTCCACTACGGCCAAATGATCCATGGTGGCCTCTTCGATTTCTCGGAGATAAGCCACCTTTCCCTTGCGAACCGGAGTTTTCCGATCACGCACCGTGTAAAAACCAATTGAGACCGACCCGTCGAGATCGCCGCGCTCCAGGGCTTCGATGATGTCGGTACGCCCTTCAGGAATGCTTGCAGTGAACCGCAACCCCTCCGGCGTATCTTCGAACTTGATCGTTCCCGCACCGGCTCGAGCGAGAGGAACTCCGCCGCCGTCGTGCGAAAACTGAAGGACCGCGTGATCCGGAACCGTGATCGATCCGGGATTGAACTTCTCGCGGAAGGTCACTCCGCCCTCACGGATTTCCGTGTACTCGTTAAACGGAACTGCCACGCCCTCCAGGACGTTCCCGCGAACCTCTACCGATGTCGATCTGATTTCAAGCGTCATCGCCACCCCCTGAAGCATCGGAGCCAGCGTCGTCGCCGGCAGTCGATGACATTTGCGCGTAGTTCTTCGAGATGACGATCTCGTCCATTCCGGGTGCGTCCAGAGAGGACATTCCGAGAGACATTCGAGCCTCATTCGGAGTCTGGATTCCGGCGTCGATAAGCTGGCGAGCGGCCGCGGCCTGAGCGCTGGCGGTACCCCGAGTGAGTTGCTCGGTCTTGAATCTCAAGCGCTCACCAGAAGAGAGGGTTTTGAATTCGAACTCGGCCCCGATGAGGTCGAGCAAGGGTCGGAGACATCCCTCGAGGTAGCTCGAGATGTCTTCCGTCGTTGGTGACGAACTTGAGTCGATCATCGTGACCGGAACACCGAACGCTCGAGCAACATCGGCCACCCCGAACTCCTGGAGGGTCGCGTGTTGCTGCTGATCGAGCCGGGTCGTGATCTCTCCGACTTTCATACCACCGGACACGACCACCGGTGTAGACCATGTCGAGGCGTCGCCGTGAGTGCTTCTGAACGACTCTTGCAATCGACTGACGGCATCGGCTGAAATCGGCTCATCGGTCTCGAGTTTGATCTTCGGAAGAGCGCTCTCAAAGATCTTTTTCGCAGCGGTGTACTGGCCCGCGATCATCTCGAACGTCGTCTTAAACTGATCGAGAACGCCCTCGCCCTGAAACATGATTCGTTCGGCGCGTCTGAAGTGCAGAACGTCGGAGGGAAGGAACGTCTGGCCAAACGCCTGATAGGTGAGCGTTTGGGCTTTTTCGTCCCAGTTGTAGCCCCACGTCCCGAACTCGGCCGGCGTGATCTCGAGGATATTTCCGCGTCCGTCTCGCGTGATTACGTCGAGATGCTTCCCGTGAATGAGGAGATCATTGACAATCTTTCGGAGGTAGCTCGTTCCCGAAATCAGATTGTTTGGTGAACCCTCGAGGAGTTCGGTGAGCCTTGATTCGACTTCGATATAGCCGTTGTCGTACTTGCCCACGACGCACGACGGAACCCGCGAAACGTCGCCCGCGATCAAGTCGATGCATCGTCCGACCGACGGGATCCCGAGGATCTGAGTGTTCCCGATGTTCCAGGATGAGAGGGGACGAAACAACGCCCACGAAGGCGTAGGCGATTTGGCACGATTCGAGATCCTGGAAAATAAACCCATAGTTCTTGAGTCGCGGTTCGTCTAGGATTTTATCTGATTTTTTCGAAAGGTCAAATAAAAAACCCCCGAGGGCATAACCTCGAGGGCACTCCTTGAGCAGCCTGGAGCAGAAGAGCTTACCCCGTCGGACTAGGCGGAAGGTCTTTCGACCTGCTCTCACGGGTAGCCCTACTGGGCCAGAGTCCCCCATTTCGCCTAGAGGGTTGAAGAGTTTACCGCGTCGCTCTTGGCCGAAAGAATCCGAGGATTCTCACTCTCACGCGTATGCTCCCCTTATAGCTGGGGAATTCAGTGTTCGCGGTTCCTGTAGCTAGAGCAGGTCTCTCGACCCTCACTGATGACCGCCTCGGAACTTGTCCGGTGAAACAATCATAGCATTAACACGCGATGTCGTCAGATTCGTATATCGATGGATGGTCGCCGCCCTGCTCGAACATCCCGGAAAGGCAATAAATAAGGGACATCAGCGGATCAATCATCGACCGGCTCGGATCCTTGTCCGGGCGCCGCCCGCCTTGATAGTTCCGTACTCGGCAGTTCTTGAGCGCCCGCTCGAGGACCGGGTCGCCGTCGTGAAGGATCTTCCCTTGGCGCACCTTGTCAACGAATCCCTCGGTCGCGGGTACGACGTGTTCGGCCTTCGCTCGTCCATAGAACGGCCACCGATCTACCGTCTCGAGCTTGTGGAGACGGTCACGCGGAAACGTCCAAGTATCGTATCCAATCATCGGGATCGTGAACTCATCGACGGCCGCTCTGATCTCGGCTTCGATTTGGTCGGGATCGATGATCCTGCCGGGGCTCAAAATTATATGCCCCTGATCGACCCAGTCCAAAAGAGGCAATTTTGACCTGAACCCGAAAAATTCGAGTCGGTGTTCCGGCAGGAAGTGCCGAGCCTTGACGTGTATCACCCCTGTCGGATCGGTCCTCGCCAGCGTCACCGAACACACGTCGGTCCTGTTGGAGTCAACCGCCGCACCCCTCGAGAGGTCGATTCCCATGTAGACCGTCTCCCCCGCCGGCAGGACCGGCGACCCCTTGCACCTCTCCCAGTCCTGGAGGTCGATCAGGCTCGATACTTGAGAGTCAAACCGAGCGTAATGCTGGCGCACGAAGTCGGAGCGACTCGCCCCGTTCCCGTGCGTGACCATTGAGTCGAAGTTCCGCCGGATGTCCTCAACCTGAATCGTCACCCCGAGACCAGGGTTCGCTTTCGCGCATAGCTCCTCGGAGAACTCCACCGGATCCTCGTCGTCTATGGTCCAGCAGAGTGCGACCTCATGGTCTTTCGAATGGCCCTCCAGAAGTTCACCGACCACCTGGTCTCGGATCGAGTAGTACGGCACCTCCCGGTCGTGATGCGGAGTCGTGAAACAGATGACCTGTCCGTCCGGCCTTTTCGCCGCGCCGGTCATCGCTCGGACCATCACCGGTTTCTGGACGTGCGAGGCTTCATCCAGGAAGGCAATCCGAGAGCGTCGCCCGTGCCACTTCTCCGGGTCCGGCGGGATCACGTTCACCTCGGATCGGTTCTCGGTGTTCCGAACCGCGCAACCACCGACCGCGTATCGAGGCTCGAGCGGCTCCCCTACCTGGATCGAGAACTCTCGAATGATCTCCGCCGCGTCTCGACCGGCACCCGATGCCGACGTTGAACCGAGGTCAAGTTGTTGCCGGGTGGTCGAATGGTACAAATGAAACGCCAGAAGCATCCCCGCGAGGTAGGTCTTCGCCCCACCTCGAGCGCATTCAATCAGCACCAGGCTAGACGCCGGCAGACCGTCGGCCCGTTTCCGCGCTTCGATCTGCGAGAGAATCCAAACCTGAAACGGTTCGAGCTTCACGGATTTTTCGTAGTCGGGAAGCTGGAGATTTTCGATCCACGTGACGACCCGATCGAGATGTTCCCAGTCGTACACGACCGGCCCGGTTTCAATCTCCTGGAGGGTCCGTTCCGCCGCCGCGCGAATCAGTTCCCCACCGGCCCGGTTGCCGCTTACCAGTTGGGCGCAGTATTCCCGCACGATTTTCGTGGAAAAAACTATGTT